ATGGGTAATGCCAGCGTTGCCAGCCGTGATTTAAAAATTGAGCAATCTCCGGAACTGAGCGCCAAAGTGGTAGAAAAACTGAATCAGGTTTGCGCTAAAGACCCGCAAATGCTGTTGATCACGGCAATTGATGACACCATGCGTGCTATCGGCAAAAAATAATATTTCATATGTACCGCGTCGATGAATACGACGCGGTTTTTTAGCTAACGGCGGGATCAGAACTTATATTTCAGGCCCACCATCACTGCGGTGTCATTGTAGCCATTATCACCCAGCTGCACGCCCACATTCCCCAGACGCTGGCCGCTGGATTCAGGTTGCCATTTACGCCAAGTTTAATTTCCCCCAAATTACTCGCCCCATCTTGTTCGACTTTCACACCGTTCATTGAGACAGCAAAATCTTTACTGTTATGGATCCAGTTCATTTCAACAAAAGGTTCAAAGTCGTCACCGTGCGGACCGCTGTTTTTCTCCTGAGTACGAATAAAGGTGCGGAAGCCGAGTCGGGTCTGGATGTTGTTATTTGCGTCATTCTCAATACGTGAGCCATTGGCTTCCGTGTGCGCATTATGATCGACGCCCATCCAGATAGCCTGTGCCTGTGGCTGGAAGATCCACGTATATTTCGCCGCTTCCAGACCAAAGGATTTATTCAGGGCAAAACCGTAACCCGCTTCCAGCGAGACGGTTGCACCTTTCGCGCTATAGGATTCATAGGCTAATTCATCCCCTTTCACCGAGTTTTTAAACCAGCTATATTGCGCCCAGGAGTCAATGTATGCGCCTTTTTTACTGATGTCATCGGCAAACCAGGTGGCATACAGCCCTGCGCTATAGCCTCTGACACTCCCTTTCGAACGATAATCCGACACGCTGGAATGAGTTAAGTTGTAGTCGCGGGCATAACCAGCCATCACTCCCAAACGCCAACTGTCACTATCGGTAAAACCACCGGTTAACAGATCGCCCCCTAACTGCGAGACGTAGCGATGCGAGGTCGTTCTCAACTGTCCGTTGCTGTCACGCCAGGCATTATGCCCGCCAATTTGACGTAATCGATGTAACCGTAAACCGTATGCAGCGCCGCCGCATACACCTTTGCCCGCACGTCTTCATCCATGCGCCGGAGCGTGTCGCTGACGTCCAGCCTGGCGAATAAATCGTTACGGAGCATACTGATATTTTCTGCCAGCGTCGGGCGCTGAAATTCACTGTCCGCCATGCGTTATCGCACTCCACAGATCATCAAAAGAAATCATTACCGGTCCGTCACGACGCCAGAGAGTGATACTGTTACCCAGTTCATTAATCCCGGTGCGGCGGATATCCAGATCAATACGGGACACCACGCCGTCATCAGTCATCCATTGCAGGCATTCGCGGATATATCCCCTTACCGTCTGCACCAGCTGATTGGTCAGTTTGCTGCGCTGAAGCAGCCACAGCCGGGAGCCGTAACGGTCATTCTGTACCGCAGGCCAGGTATCCCCCCACCATCCCATCGGGACGTCGGCGTTGTCATCAGGCTCCGCCCGCCGCCAGGTAAACAGGGAAATCACCACGGCGCGGGTCAGCGGATCCAGCGGTGCGCTGGCGCAGGTGCGTTTACCGTTCACCGTCAGCCACAGTTCCATCATGCCTCCATCGCTTTATCAGGTTTGTCGGTGTTACTGCCCTGACCGTTCTCTCTGTGACGATGCCCGTTATAGGCAAGCCGCATCGCTGACATGGTGGTGCCGCCGGAGTCGCACAGGTCTTTCACCTGTCCGGTCACTTCCAGGTCCATTTCAAAACGTGCTCTGGGCGCATTGCGAAACGTGATCGTTTTACCTGCACCGTCCACCACGATCCCCTCCCGGGTCAGCGTCACGGACTGCCCCTGATCGTCATAGACAGCCACCTCACCCGTCTGCAGCCCTTTCAGGCGGTAGCGCCGGTCCGACACCGTAACAACCACCGCATGAGAACGGTCGCCATCCGGAAACAACACCACCGCTTCCGCACCGCTGTTTGCCCTTGCGGTAAAACCGTAGGGTTCAAGATGTTCAACCCCTGCTTTGGGTTCACCGGCAATCAGGGACACATCCACGGTCTGACATTTCGTGGCGGCACTGATGCTTTTCACCACTGCCCGCCCAATCAGACCGAGAAGTTGTCGCTGCATGGCTTCAATCGTCCTCATCAGAACGGGTCCTCCTGTACTCTGGCTTTTTTCTTTTTCCGCGCGCCGGGGTCTTCGGGTTCAGGCAGATAAGCATCAGGCGGGCCGACACGGATTTCCGTCAGAGTGCCGTTCTGGTCCTGAGTAAACGTGACCTCCGAGACAAGCAGTTCGGTATTGTCAAACCCACAGACCGGATCGAAGACAATCACCCGCTGGTTGGGCTGCCACAGCGTACCGTTACCCTGTCGCCAGCCCTGCACCACATAGGTGGTTTCGTCCGTTCGCGCCGCCCGTTGTCGGGCTTCAAAGTCAGCACGGGCAATACAGCCTGCCCCCGTAGCCTGCCCTGTCTGCCTGATATACATCGGACGGTAACGGGCAATAAATGCGTCCTCTGTGCGGGCCCGCAGCGCGGTGGTGGTGGCCTCACCGAAATCATCGTCGTTTCCGGCACGCTGCCCCGCCACCTGGTAAACAGAAAACCGCTCCCGGATACTCTTCTCCGTATCGCAGGAAAGGATGTTTTCCCCGAGTACCAGCGCGGTATGTGCCCGCGTTGAGCCAATACCGCCAATCACCAGCCTGCCGTGCGGGTCGTCGTAAGCCAGCGCCTGCTGCTGACCGAGTATTTTGTTGATCACCTCAATCACCGTTTCACCGTGATCAGGCTGGACATCAGGAATAACACCCGACGGCGCACCGCTGTTCACCACCTCAATGCCGAAAGGCGCAGCAAGCGCCTGCGCAATCTGTACCAGCGATCGTCCGTTAAACTGTGTCGGTTCGGCTGCACAGTCAATCAGGTCTGCGGTCAGACTACGTCCGGCAATACCGGTGCTGACCGAACGGGCATCGTAACGAACGGGCGTCGCCTCCACCCAGCCGGTGATCACCAGCTCATCACCAATCAGCACTTCCACTTTTGAACCGTTTTTAATGCGCGGCTGAAGCGTGGTAATACCCTCATTTCCCGGCCACTGGCGGGTGATCTCCACACTGAAATCCCGCGCCAGTCGTTCAACACCGGCACCGATGCGCACCGATGTCCAGCCATTCCACTCCCGGCCATTTACCCGTAGCGTGACGTTATCGTTCATTGCACTGGCACCTTCAGAGGGATCACCGGCACAAAGCCGGGATGCGTAATGGCATTACGCCGGATAATGTCCGCGTCACGCGCCGCGTTATCAAACCAGGTCGCCGCCAGCACCAGCGCGGGTAAAACCTCATCCGGTGTGCGCTGAATGATCCGTGCAGACTGTTCAAGGCGCGTGTTGATATCCGCATTCAGATCTGCTTTCACCCGGCGCAGCGCCAGAAACAGCGCATCACTGGTTGTACGGGACAACTCCTTATCAATTGCCGTATTCAGTGTGTCGCGAATGTCAGTCAGTTCTTCCCACGTCGGCAGGTCAACCGTGTTTTTCACCGCCGGTGCATTGTTCAGTGCCGGATGCGTGACGGAAGGCCAGCCAGTGCTCTGCGCAGGTGTTGTTGCCTGCCCCACTGCGGCATTCTGCATCACCGCGGAAGTTGTTGGCGCAGGCAATCGGGTGACGGCATACGCCGCTTCGCTGATTGCGGTCGTACGAAGGGTGCTGGCAACTACGTTACGCTGCTGCGTAGCCGTGGCGGTGGTTTTACTGTCCGTTTTCCAGACGCCGCGCGGTTGCAGATCGCTGCCGAGGCTGACACCGGAAAGCGTTTTGATCATGGTGACCAGGTCGCTGGCGTTACCATAAAGGCGTTTCCCGGTACGCCACATTTTCTGCACCTGCTCAACGAAATTTTTGCCTGACGATGGCGGCGGCAGAAGTACCGAGATATCCCCCTGCAACAGCCTGGCGGCATCCGATACGGCAGAATCCACCACTTTCATCGCATCAGAAACATACCGAACCGTTGAGCATCTCGAGAACTTCCCGCCGCTTGTCGTAGCACGGTCCCTCAATGTTGTACCCGGCGGTGGTGATGGCCCACATCAGTGGCTGACGTCGCGCCCCCATCCCGGTAAGCATCGTGGTGTAAAGCGCATCGGTGGCGTGCTCGTGATATTCATCCACCACGGCACAGTGGGGTGATGAACCATCACCTGGGTTGCCGATCAGCGGTTCAAACCGCGCGCCATCCTCCGGACGGTTCATGTTTGAGGCGTTAACCTCAATCCCGAACGCTTCCGTCAGCATGGGTGTGCGTTTACACATCAGTCGCGCCGGGCGAAAGACTTCCCACGCCTGTTTCTCTGTCGTGGCACCGGAATACACTTCCGCGCCAAACTCGTTATCACAGGCAAAACAATACAGGGCAACACCGGCAGAGATTGCTGATTTGCCGTTCTTACGGGGGATTTCGGTGTACACCTCCCGGAAGCGGCGCAACCGGGTGCCTTTATTGACCCAGCCAAACGCACAGCAGATCACAAATAGCTGCCACGGCTCCAGCGTGATGGGCATCCGTTTGAATGCCCACTCCCCCTTGGTGTGCGGCAACAGCTGAATAAATTTCGCGGCCCGTTCAGCCAGGTCCTTGTCGAAGCGGTAACGAAACGACTTACTTTTTTCCGCCATCAGGTCATCAAGATGGCGCTGGCAGGCCTGAATCACAAACTGGCAGGCAACAATCTTTCCGCGCACGACATCCCGGGCATACTGATTTGCAGCATTTACGTTGGGGTAAGATTTCCGGCTCATGATTCGATGATTTTCAGAAACGGGTTAGTGGCTTTCTTCTTCCCCGCCAGGCCAATCAGACGCTGGCGGCTGCTGGGGTCGAGTCCGAGCATTGCCCCCGTGCTGCTCATCTCGGACTCCTGTTCTTTTTTGGCGGTCAGCTCCGGATTTTTGACCCTGCCGCCCATTGCACCGGTGATGGTGTTGCCCTGTATGGCAATATTTTTCACGGCACGTCGCCAGAACTCATAGGCCACGCACCACCGCTCAAGCACCGCGAGGTCAGTCACGCACAACAGGCCCTGACCGCAGAGTTCTTTGGTTGTCAGTTGCCACATGATCGTGGCGAGAGGGAGATTTTCTTCTGCGAACCACTCCGGTGGCTCAACACCTTTGATGGGCGTAAAAACAGGTTCATCTTTATTCAGGGCTCGCTTGCCGGGGTTTCCGGCCAGCGCCTTGCGCGCCGTTGGCTTGGGGCGACGCCCGGAACGCCCCGCCGTTCCAGCCATATGCGGCACTCCTGGTTAAATTTCATTTTTCGCGGGTATAAAAAAACGATGGGGCGGGCAGTCCGGAAGACGTCAGGTCACAGGGATTTGACCCGCCCCTCCCCTCTGGCAGTGGGAACTGGTTCTCACTTCAGCCGTTCACGGGCCGTCTTCGCCTTATGACACGGCCAGCACAGGCTCTGCAGATTACTGTCGGCATCTGTGCCGCCATGCGCTTTAGGGATGATGTGGTCAACGGTTTTCGCCTCACGCACCACACCAGCACGCAGACATAACTGACACAGGCCTTTGTCACGCTTCAGCACACGTTCACGGATAGCATCCCATTTCGAACCATAACCGCGCTGATGACGGGATTGTCCTGGCTTGTATTGCTTCCAGCCCTCGCTTTTGTGGTTTTCGCAATAGCCTGACGGATCAGTAGTGGTATTGCGGCAGCCGCGAACGCGGCAGGCTTTTGGGGTTCGTGGTGGCATGTAAAATATCCATAATGAGAGAGTACTTGTCTCTCTCATATAAAAATCAATCTATGAACACGACAATTCTAGAATATATTTTTTCTATTTTTGATAAGTAGCACTTTTTATTTCCACCAGTCATAATATATTGACTATATTCAGTCCTGAGTTGTTTCCATTCAGCATGTATACTTTTATCTTTAATCCCCCCTTCACATAAAACCCATGCTCTCACTGCATTCTGGTATGCTGATTTAAGGTTTTCTTTCTTAAAATATAGCTGTGCTGCATCATCAACTCGGTGAACAACAGCATTATACTGCTGTTCAACTCTTGTTCTAGCTATTCTGTATTGTGTGGAATTCCAATTATCGGGCATTGCCTCAAAGGCATCCTCCAGCTCAAGTAAAGCTCGTTTAAACTCTAACTTTACTTTAAATTGCTCTTGTCTATTCCATGTGTTTAACGCCTTGCGTGCATAACACAACGCCCATAAAGACGCGATAGCCGAACCACAAGCCCCAATAGCAGACCACATATTCCAATCCATCAATATGCCTCCAGTTAAAGAAGCAATATTAACATGGAATCATCTCTATGAAATTACAGGTCCTTTTATTTGTTAGCGTCGATATTTTTTATTGTCGCTTTATCAAGATTACACTGTTCCAACGCTGACAACAGACTCACATTCAACTCCAGACTGTCACCATAGGTCAGAGTATCGGGTATGTGCGGTACTGGCGTTTCCAAAGTCAGAGTAGCTGGAAGCGGAATTGGAGGTACTGTTACGTAAACTGTCCGCGTATTTCCGCAACCGGTCAGCAGCGGCAGCAGGCACAAGGCGTAAAGCACAATCATCATCCGCAACAGCCACTTTGATATCAGCCTGGGTTCTCTGTGACTCCAGTGCGATCTGCTGTTTTGCATGCTGGTTAGCCTCCAGAACTGTATTGACGATTTGCAGTGATTGCAGGACATTATTGGTAATAGCGGTTGCGGATTCAGCATTTTGTACAGCCTCATCAGCACGTTTCTTTTCGTGCTGATATTTGCTGTAGTAGTGGTTAGCAGACCAGATGAAAGAACCGATGACAGTAGAGAAGAATGCTGCGATAACCAGCTTATAGCTCAACTTCATTTACCACCCCGCCAGCCTCTTTGAATCGGGCAATCAGGTCACCGATTTTATGTTCATATTGACCGTAACCAGCGCCCGGCAGTGAAGCCCAGATATTGCTGCAACGATCGATAGCCTGACGAATATCGCCGCGATCAATCATCGGTAAAGCGCCACGCTCTTTAATCTGCTGCAATGCCACAGCATCCTGGCTTTTTGGAGAGAAGTCTTTCAGCCCAAGCTGCTTGCGGTAAGCATCCCACCAGCGTGAAAGAAGTTGATAACGGCCTGCAGCTGTTGATTTGAGTTTGGGGTTTAGCGTGACAAGTTTGCGAGGGTGATCGGAGTAATCAGTGAATAGTTCACCACCAACAATAATATCATAACCGTGGTTACGTGTCGGTTGTCGCCCGTTATCCGTTCCTTCTGACCATGCCACCATATCGAGGAAAGCTTTACGCTGGGAATTTAGTACCTGCATAAATTACTCCTTAGAGCCACCAAACTTATTACCGATTACTCTCATTGCAGCCCCACGAATAGCATCGACACCGATCAGCCCCACCCCACCACCAATGGCAACAGAAAGCGATTTAGGCCATCCGACATACTCAAGAGCGGATGCAAAAGTCAGCGTCAGAGCGCCACAGAGTAGAATTTCGAGTGTTTTTCGCTTCCAGCCGCCACCACCGCCAAAATAGGCAATACGTAAACCAGCCATAACAATCGACATAATCACTGCGCCCAGCGGTGTGTCTCCACGCCACCAGCTCTGGACCAACTCCAGCCAGGTATTTGGGTTATGAGGCATTTGTAGTTATCTCTCACCTCGCTGATACAGCAGGTGCAAATTGAGGGAACATCATGTACAGCAAATTAGAAGCGGAAACGTCAAAGAAGCCGAACCAATGGATAACTGCGGAATAGACCAGGACCAACGAATCCCCAGCCCCAGAAACGACAAAACCCGCTCGACGGCGGGTTTAAGCTGTGTGGCGAAGTAACCACTCTTAACACGATACAATAATTTTTGCGTACGCGTTAGCGTTTTTGTAAGATTAACAAATAAATCGAAAAATCATAATCGGATGATTTCATGGCAAAATTAAATGCTAGCGAAAGACTCGTTACTCATCATAGTCTGACCATTGACACAAAGTTTAGAACCAAGGCAACACAAGAGGTAAAAGCCCAGTGTATATGTCCTGTTCCGGAAATGTACATGCTTGCCCCATTGATTGTTAAACAAAAGGGACTCGTTCATTCATATGATTCTGGGAATATTGTAGTTACTCTCCAAGATGTACAACTTTATCCTTTACTTCCAGATAACTCACCCACGCATATTGTCCTTCTTATTAATAGTGTTGATAAAAATGGAAGTACTACCGTTGTAAAAAATATAAATACTAATGAACGCGTTGAAATCCAACCAAAATATGAACAAGGTGAAGGCTATGAAGTTTCTACCTATGTTGTCATATCATTAAATGGAAATAAAAGAACCTATGATATGATTTGTACATCTACCCCAGGTGTATCTACGGCCCGGTTAAATAGTTTTTTAGACAAAATTCTCTTTGAAGTGGCGAAAGACAATGAAGACTTATTTACCGCAAAACATCCAACTAACGTTATTTCTGCAACATCAAAAAAAGAAGTAAAAATACGATACAAACCAATATTTGAATTTACAGGAATGTTAGACAAGGAGCTTTTTAATAAAATAAGCCAAAAAGGATTATCAGATGTCATATTAGTCAAGGATCAATTCGGAACAATTAATGCTCCTGATGTTAATTCACCTTACATTCCGACTGAAAGTACATTAAAATTACTTCCAAATCATGGTGACAATGTTATTGGATGGATTAAAAATGTAGCATCTCATTTCAATAAAAAAATGAATGGTGGTTATGATAAATTAAAGGTTAAATTCCAAGATCCTGAAACAAATAAACCAAGGCAGGTTGATTTCAAAACCTCAAACATCAATCTTAATAATTTAGAAAAAACATTTATTAAGAAAAGCATTATCGATAACTTTAATTCGCGCCTGAAGGATTCATATGTTAAAATTGAACTAGAGTTTGTTGTGAAAATGATAGATTTGATGTGAGGTTATTATGCCAATACTTTCAGTTTTCTCTCATCTAGGCAAGCCGTTTGGATATCTTTTTATTAAAGGTATTAGCGGCAAAGCTGCATATGATTGGGTAGCACCAATTCTACTTACTTCTATCACAGCAGTACTTTTCACTCTATTAAAAATCCCTGTCAAAGATTTATTTGATGACAATGGTTTCATTAAATCAATCGTTTCATTTATCTCTAACCTACCAGGGTTTTATATTGCCGCTCTGGCCGCCATAGCAACTTTCAATAGAGCTGAGATTGATTTACCATTGATTAGCAATGAAAGAAATGCCTCTATTGAAATAAAAGTAACAAAAGAAAATGGAAAAGTAGTAAATTCAGAGGAGGTTCTGACCAGACGATTATTTCTTTGCATGCTATTCTCTTTTTTAACAGCATTAAGCATTGTTATAATAATACTTAATGCTATATTTTCACCATTAATCAATGTCTATCAAAACAGTATTGTTTTAATGGTTTATACTGTTGTATTTACTTTCCTCGTTTGGCAACTCTTAGTATCAACTTTCTTTGGATTATATTATCTCGGAAACAGAATTCATATGAATTATTAAGCCCTACAGGGGCTTAATAATCAACAAAATACCTTCAATCACTCCTATTGCTGCTTGAAGTTGTTTTCTGATTGACCCGTCAGAGCATTTCCGTTTCTTTGCTATTGAACGGAGTGAAATACCGATAACAAAGTGAGCAATGATCAGTTCATATTCTTCTGGCTTATATTTCCGCAATCGCGCAACACAGCTGTCAATCATGATTCCTTCATCATCATCGCATTGTTGGCGTGTTTTCTTTCCATGAGGTAGTAAACCTTTAAACCCTGCAGCAACAGGCTGCCAGTCCACACCACTGTTATCTGCTGCAGCCCATGCTCCCCAGCGGTCCAATACTTCATACATATCACGCATCAACCTTCTCCACAAAATCAGGCCAGCACGCCAATTGCCAGCGCACGATCGATAAAACGAAATATCAGCTCCAGCTGGGAGCCATACTTCTCTTCAAATGCCACGGTATCCGCATGCAGCTCGTCGTGATGCTTTCTGCACAAAGGCAACACAAAGAGATCATGCGCTTTTGTACCCATTCCACCCTGACCGTGGCCTATCAGGTGGTGGGGATCATCAGCAGGCTTTCCACAACATGCACACGGCTGCGTCTTAACCCAGCGCGTGTACTTTTCATTAACCCAGCGGCGACGTTTTGGGCGTAACATAAAAGACTCCGGCGACTCTGGATCCACTTTCAGCGCCAGCACCTTTTTCGCTTTATCCTGGATAATGCTGGTGGCAGGAACCGAAGGAACAAGGTCACTCTCCCGGGTGACAGACGGCACAACAGGCTTAGGTAATCTCAGTGCCTTACGGGCTGCACTTTCCGGTAAGGCATCAGCCAGGTCATTACGAACCAGCCACCAGCACAGTTCCGGCATTGTTACAACGTGACTATCATCAAAACCGAGATCACGGCGCACAACAGATAACACCCAGCGGGCACAGTTATCCGTTGCCATTGATTCCAGCCGTTCCGTGAACTGATCGCGCAGCTGGTTATCGCAGTGCCAGCACAGACGGATTGCGCCCGGCGCGTGTCGCATTGTGGTCATGTTCTCGCTGTGCCAGTCAGAATGGGGCCACTGGCAGCCTTTTTCACGAAGTAACCAGCTTTCAAGACATTCCACTCCACCAGCACGACGGATTACTGCCTCATTGCGGAACACGGCCCGAACGGCAGGATCATCCGCCAGCGGTTGTGATGCCGCCGGAACGGCACCACTGGCGAAAGATGAATAACGTTCCGGCTCAGGCTCCAGCAGGACACGCCCCTGCATAAACAGGGGCATCAGCTCTGAACCTGGTCTGAACAATACGATCCCCATACGCGGGGCAATTTCAGGGGTCAGTAGTGCTCTCACGGTCACCTCAATGAACGGTATTGAGCAGCTTTAACAGCTCAGGGAATCGGGATTCGAAGAAGTGCGGCTGCGTCTCGCGCGGATTTGCAGGACTGGTGATGTTCTTGCCGAACATGCAGCCTTTCGCTGTCAGCGACCAGAATTTTTTGATGTTGTTAATCGAGGTACGGCTGTATCGTTCGCGCTGCTCGACGATCCCCAGCTTCACCATCTGGTGATATGCCTGATTAGCCGTAAGGCGGATACCATACTGTTTCAGCAGTGCACTCAGCGACAGCGTAGGGCGGCTTGAACCATCTGGCGCATCAGCAGGTGCATCAATGGCATAGATCGGCATAAGTTCAGGAAGACCAGCTACCTTTGATAATTTCTGGTATGCACCAAGTTTCGAGGAGTTTGACAGATTTAGAGTCTTTGCTGCTGATTCAAGCAGAATGACCCCGGATTTAATTTTGTCGGATGTGGTTTCTTCTGGTGATGAATTATGAAGCGCATCAAAAGTACGTATCACTTTTAAGCTGAATGCCGGGCTGATCCACATTGCATATGCATAGACCAGCTCTTTACAGACATACGTCCCACCATTGCGCCCCTGAATGGTGATGACAGGAATACTACGGGAATCTCCCGTAGTTTCTTCTTCCAATAATTCCACAAGAGCCTTCGTTTCAGGACGACGCATAAACTCGTGAACTTCCAGCGAACGGGAGGAGCGATTCTCACCAGCGGCAAGAAGAGCTGCTTTCTGAAGGTCGTTAAGACAGTAGTTAGATTCGAAGTACTGGCGCACAGAAACGCCATCAATTACAAGCAACTGATTCATTGGTTTCTCCACAAATTTTTATCCACGAGCGGGACTGCACTCCCTTTTCGTTGATGCAGGATGAACTTACTGCGATTTTTAATAGTTATCAAGGATACACTGTTCATAAATACAGTATCTTTAACGAGGTAATACCCAAATTTAGGGTGTTGCTCAATTCCGTTACCGAGTTGCTAATTTGCAACTCGCTTTTTCGTACTTACTGATAGTGATCTCGACCTTCCCCTCCGGGATAACCGGTCCCCACTCCACCAGCATTCTTTTCACCTGACTGTCGTCTTCCCACACCCCCGCGTGGGTCAGGGCGTCAAACAGCGCCTTGTTATAGTTGTCCAGATCGCGGATCCTGTTATCCGGAGGAAACAACACGATCTCCACTGAAGCAGGTGCCGACGTTGGTTTCGGCAGACGACGTAACTGCTCAACTATTGCTGCGCACGCCGCGCTCTGGAATTTTCGCCCCGCCGCGCTTATCAGGCTCTTACCAGCAAACGCCCCTTTGTTGGGGTGTCGCCAGTACGTGTTCACGCTGGGCGGAAAAGGCAGGATCAGCTTCATACTTTCAGGCCCCTCTCATGTAACCAGTGGGTTGCACGCAGCCTTGCGTTTTCCTCACCGGCAAGCAGTGAGCGGATAATCCCGACCGCCTCGCTGTCGTCGTCCTTCACCGCGGTATGAAGCGTGATGCCCCGGGCCACGCCACGCTTTATCGTGATGACGCCTTTTTTCTCCAGTGCGCGAAGATGCTCCACCGCTGCATTCACTGAACGGTATCCCAGCATGGTTGCCACCTCCTGATTGGTTGGCGGGAAGCCACGTTCTTTCTGATAAGAAATCAGCATATCCAGCACCTGCTGCTGGCATTGAGTTAACGTCGTCATGCCGCCATCTCCCTGACCAGTTTTTCTGCCTGCTGGCGAACCTGCGCCAGAAAGGCCTCACCACATGCCTCAAGTTCATCGCGCCCGATGTAGCTGATTGCCGGTCCCTTCCAGGTCTTGTCGAAAACAGCAATAGCACCAGCGAAGAAAGCGTCTGTCGGCACCTGCTTCTCATCCTTCGGGATAAACCAGGCAGGCAGTTCAAAACCAATACGCCCGCGAATAAAAGCAATATGATCTGCATCTTCCGGCCACCACACTTCGCTGGTGGCAGCTTTGATCAGGAAAACATAGCGCCCGCCTTTATCACGCATGGCACTGGCATGCTTCATGATGTAACGCATGCCGGTGATGTATTGCCCCTCATGCTGACTGGCGCGGCTATATGGGGGATTACCAAAGGCAGCACCTTTAAGCTCCGCAAGACGTTCTGACCAGTCATGCGCCAGCGCGTTGTCTTCCGCCGTGTAATACGCGGCACATTTGGCGTTATCACCATCGGTAAACAGATCCAGAACAAACGGACCAAACAGGGTGTTAATTCCCCAGAAAATGTTATCCGGCGTGCGCCACTGATCGCCCACTTCCTTCAGTTCATGGGCTGGTTTGTTCCGCAGTTCCACCAGCGCTTGGCAATATTTATTACTCATTAAGCCCCCACGTAATTCCCTGACAGATACCACTCTTCACCTGATGCAGCCCGCTTGCTGCTTTTCTGTAAACACCGTTCACCTGGTACATTTACTGCATAGCAATACTCCACCTTCGCTTTTCCACCCGGTACAGGAAGCGCAATCAGTTGCGAGCGACGGTAGTGTGTTGTTAAACTGTTCATGCGTTAGTTTCTCCACAACCAGAAGCAATCGACGCCACGACGCCCGGAGCTGCACACTCGCGGGCGTCATTACTTTCTGAAATGCAAAAAATTTTGTAGACAAGTGCTGCATGCTCCTGCAGCTTCGAAATTGATAGGTACAGCTCGTCGTTAATTGCTGTCTTCTCATGCGGTTCCACTACACCGTCTTCGATTGCTGAACGAATCTGTTTTGAATAACTGCCGATCTGTTCAATGACTTCCAGCAGACGCTGGTTAATATCGGCGTTGTCCACATCCTCGACGTCAGGAAGAGACACAAAGACGCCATTTGCAGACTGCGCCACAGCATCAGCAATGAAGTGAGTGCCACCAGCACGCTGTAAAACCATTGCCCATCCCAGCGGGAAAATCTGATCGCCATCTGCACGAAGGCGGTTGAATAAAGCGTTTTCTGTTACATCGAGCCAGTCAGCCGCTTCAGCGTAACCACCCGGCAACGCCGCGATAGTTTTTCTGACAGCTTTCACGTACCACTCAGGCTGTTTTTCTATTTTCCAGTGATGCTTACCCACGATTAGCCTCATCGTTCTGTGGTTAAAAATTGAAAGTGTTCTGCTAATCTTTCGGATAGATATCCGGTCTTAAGTCAGATTTCGTAATTGCACCTGACGTGCATTGCTCAAGTTTTTTAGCCAGCACAAAACTGGCTTTTTTATAGCCATTGAAAACCAGCCGTAAGTAGCCAGGTGTTGAGCCAACTTTTCCGGCCAACTCGCCCTGCTGTTCTTTGGTTAAAGAGTCCCAATACGCTTTCATACAATATGTACCTCCGGTATACATATTACATGATTGAAATGAACCTTCAAGATACTTGTACCTTAACGGTACAAGGGTTTTAATTTCGTTATGAAAACAATCCATGACATCCGGCGGTCTAACGCCAGAAAACTGAGAGATGGTGTTGGCGGGAATTCTTCCTTTGCCACTATGATTGATCGCGAGCCAACCCAGACCAGCAGGTTTATGGGAGATGGTGCTACTAAAAATATCGGTGACAGCATGGCACGACACATCGAAAAATGTTTCGACCTGCCTGTCGGATGGCTCGATCAAGAACACCAGACAACGAACATCACAAAAAAACCTGATGTTTCAATCACTAATAAACAAATCACATTAGTCCCTGTCATATCATGGGTACAGGCCGGAGCATGGAAAGAAGTTGGATATTCTGAGGTTGATTTGAGCACAGCAGAAACGTATCCCTGCCCTGTACCCTGTGGGGAAATGACTTATATCTTGCGGGTGATAGGTGATTCAATGATTGATGAGTACCGCCCGGGAGACATGATTTTTGTCGATCCTGAAGTACCTGCCTGCCACGGTGACGACGTTATTGCATTGATGCACGATACAGGTGAAACCACCTTCAAAAGGTTGATAGAAGATGGGACACAGCGTTATCTCAAAGCGTTAAACCCAAACTGGCCTGAGCCTTACATTAAGATCAACGGTAATTGCTCTATAATTGGAACTGTGATTTTCTCAGGAAAACCAAGAAGATACAAAATCAAAGCCTAATCAATGTTTATGAACCTGCTTCGGCAGGTTTTTTTATACTTGACAATGTACCCTTGAGATACATAATGTACCAAAGAGAAACAACAAACAGACAGGACGCCCACGAAGTAGCCGCCTGGGGCATATGAAGTCCAGGATGATTCGTTAGCAACAAAAAAGCGCCCTACAGGACGCTTAGCTCTTTAACAATCTGGTCCCCATCAACAAGTAACTGATAACTTGAGGAGGTGTGAAATGCACAAAACAGAACCAAAAATCGTCGCGCCCGGATACACAAATGAGGAAATTTACGAGTGGATGGCAAAGAAGCTGGCAGCTATAAACCAGCTTCGTGAAGTGCTGTCTTATCGACAGGAAACAATAGACTCCTTAAAAAAACTGGATCAGGAAATCACGGTTTTATCACAGGATGTTACTTTAGATATTGTGCAGACAAATTAGGATCCCATTCATTTTCGTCAAAATCATCAAAGTGATGAATTTGTGATCTCCAGTCTCGATAATCTAAAAATTTCTGGGCGGTTACGCTTATTTTATCAAGCGTGAGTTCATCCTGAATTGAAAGAAGAAGTTCATCAAATTTCATCTCATTAATCTGTTTTGGCATCCAGTGATGCTTCATCAGAATAAGGTGAACCAGAGCTTTTTTCCCATTCAACTGATTATAGGGAGTGCCGAATTTCTTCCGGTGCTCATGTAAGACAAGGTCCAGAAGAGTAAGTAATGTTGCCCTTGATTCAACTTTGCTTATTTCGACTGATGACACTACCCCACTGATTTCAATGCCCCGATACTTTCCAACATTTTCACAGTGGGATTTGTACAGCGTATAGATATTACCGGACATTTCTTTTCCTTTTGCGTTGTTGGGGATAACCAGATTAACCGAATCCTTGTTGTTGGGGAATAACCAGGTCCACCTCGCCTGATGTGGCTAAAAGCAGGCACATAACTGCTAAGTATTTTCAACCAGAGAGAATCCTTAGCGTTGTGGTGAATGCGGCTCAGCGCACGCGGGTTAAGGTTGAGGCTGACAGTCGACCTTCTGTGGATACCCACCCGTCTGGTGTGCAACCTTCGCCAGGCACCGGGAGGCACCCGGCACCACAACTTTATGCTGTGTGTAGTCTTGACGGTACCAGTTTGTACCCTTGCTTCCGGCTGGTACCGTCCTTTTTACAAAACAGAGAAGAGCATCACCGGACGACGGGCTCATAACCCAATCCATCCGGGGCGGCAGTCATCGCAGGTGTTCTTCTCTGTTTTGTGGAGAAACTAACCGACCTTGCAGGGTCGATATGCAGAGACTGAACAGTTATTGAAGTAATAAGGTGATCGCATATGCTTCAAATGTTAACTCTTGAAGAATGGGCTTCTGAAAAATACAGAAGTAATCCTCCAAGCGTTTCCACGTTGCGTCGTTATGCTAAGCAGAATTTGTTTTGTCCACCGGCAATGAAACAAGGTCGGTTATGGCGAGTGCGTGAGGACGCCGAGTTAGTTGGAGAGCTGGTAACACCAGTAATTAAGAAAAATGACTCATTACTTTTGCAACGGATTTTGAGTGATGGCAGCCAGACCGCGTAAGAATAATGTTTCAGTCCCTAACTTATATCCGCTTTATAGCCGAAAGGTAAATAAAGTCTATTGGCGGTATAAGCATCCAATAACAGGGAAATTCCATGCTTTGGGAACAAACGAAACTGAAGCTATCGCTATTGCCACTGAAGCCAATACGCGCCTGGCTGAACAAAGAACCCGGCAGATTCTGGCCATCAGTGACAGGATCGCAACCAGCAAAGGGAAAGCAATCACAACGTCAACTTGGTTAGATCGCTATCAAGCGATCCAGAATGACAGGCTGAAAAGTGGTGATATAAAGCTCAACACCTACAAGCAGAAAGCCAAACCTGTCTCCTTACTTAGAGAACGGGCAGGATTGAAGCTAATTTCAGCTGTTGATGTCCGGGATATTGCACAATTACTTGATGAGTATATTGCCGCTGGGCAACCGAGAATGGCACAAGTAGTTCGCTCCGTCCTGATTGATGTTTTCAAAGAGGCGCAGCACTACGGAGAAGTACCTCCTGGCTATAACCCTGCATTAGCTACTAAACAGCCAAGAAGAAAAATTACCCGACAAAGGCTGAGCCTCGAAGAATGGAAAAAAATATTCGATATCGCAGATGCCAGCCATCGTTACATGGGAAATGCCATGCTGCTAGCCTTGGTTACTGGTCAGCGGTTAGGTGATATTTCACGTATGAAATTTAGCGATATTTGGGATGATCATCTGCATGTCATTCAGGAAAAAACCGGGAGCAAAATCGCCATCCCGCTTTCCCTGCGCCTCAATGCGATTAACTGGAGTTTGCGCAATGTAGTAGCCCGTTGCCGTGACTATGCGGTCAGCCAATACCTTGTACATTTTTTTCGTACTACTTCACAGGCTGAACGCGGCGCACAGGTTAAAGCCAATACCTTGACTATGAATTTCAGTAAAGCAAGAGATTTAGCAGGAATTGACTGGGGTGAAGGTTCTCCCGCAACATTTCATGAACAAAGGTCTTTATCAGAACGTTTGTATAAAGAACAGGGTTTAAATACACAAAAATTACTTGGTCATAAAACACAACAACAAACCGATCGTTATCATGACGATCGAGGCAAGGGATGGAGCAAAGTAGCGTTGTGAAAATTTAACATTAATATTAGATAAAAGTCTCTAGTAGTTCTTCAACGTCGAAAGCTAACCACCGAAATCAAATATGATAACGGTGGTCATTCGATACTAAAATGTCAAGCTTTTATCGGTAACAAAAATTCAATAAAAGTGAATCGGCCCTTAAACCACGATTCCTAAATGGCATGGTTGCTCACCTTCAAGAGAGGCTCTCATTAAGGTCAGGAATTGGGATAAATTATTTCTAAAATCAGAACCACTATCTTCCGCCATTCCTGGAGCTAACGAACTTACTAATAAAGCAGGTGTGATAGGTCTTGTTCCGTAAATACTATATTTCTCATGATGGAAATGACGAGTCTCGCAAGATTCACTTGGATTTACAATCATCAGCCCAGAAGACAAACTTTTTCCAGTATTTTTTTCATGTATACCATGAAGGTATTTCATAGTGAGTTCGGGGAGGTAATGTGTAAACGCTTTTTTACTGGTAGTATACTTTGCATCTAGGATTAATTGCCTTTGTTCACCCGTAGGCGTTGAAATGCAAACTATCATGTCTGGTGATCGATTAGCATTAGGACCTTGCTGCCCTCTAGGCTTCAATTTACCTTTCACGGTGTCTAGAGTCCACCCTTCGGAGTTAATTAGGGAAGCCCCAAAAGAGCTTGCATGATCATGAGTCCAAATTTTCATCTCATAGATAAGCTGTACAGTAAAACCTCCCCAGTCATACTCAAAATTATTCCGTTCTATTACAGGGCCATTCACTAGCTCAAACTTCATGCCCAATAACCGTACGTTGTCAAAGTGATACTTAATTAAAAATAATAGGTAGTATTCAAAAAGTTTTGGGATACTTTGTATCGAAAATAGCTCTTCCTGTACGCTCCAATCAGGTGCGCCGAATCTATGCCAAGCAATTATTTTATGAAAAACCTTCTGATAATGAAGGTTGTATCTAGCTTTTCTTGTGAATTGCGGAGTGCCAATGATAATATTAGTTACAGGAACCCGCTCATCAAAAGTTCGTTTCAAACGCTGTAGATTAATAATCAATTCTTTACATCGTGAAACTTTATTTTTATTTACAACCTTTGCAAACTTACTTAGCTGTGCAAAAAATGAAATATACCCGGATATGCTCGACTGTTCACGAATTCTGGAAGAAGGATACTCTTCAAGCCGACTCAAGATCTCCGATGCAGCACGCATTAGGGATACTATAAAGCCATGGACAACTTGATTTTCATAAATATTCAAATCCTCTTTTAGATGATTTTCTAATATTCGTTCCGATGAATAATATGTGCCATCTAGTTCCAATATTGCGCGGGTCTGATCATTAACTGGATAAAGGTTGTCAGAGTTTTCTGAAATCCAAGCTAAAGTGGTGTCATCGATAACAGAGTTTTCGGATACTACGACAACTTTAGTCACTGGTGTAAGTTTTGCGATTGGCCTGGAATAGATATTTGGAATCTCGGTCATTAACAATAAAACATTTCGTTCGAGTTGTTCAATCAAAAAGCTAACCGATCTTTCTCCTTCTTTGAATCCTGCATTTATACGAGTTACTCTAAAAAATGCTGCTAGAGCATCATTATCATGACACGCTAAGAAATCGAGCATTTTTTCTGCCCGTTCAGCATTCAATTTTTTGGCAAATACTTCAACCGGAGAATATTGTTCAATAATAACTCTTTCGCCAACTCCATCGATTTTCGTTACTATCGATAGCTCTGCCATACCATAATAGTTATGAAAAAAGCATTCGTATGTTGATCGATATATAGATTTTGGTTTCCATTCGTAAATCCATAGGCCATCGTATTCTTTGCTAGAAGTTATTCCTATTTCATTTTCATGAAGACATAAAAAAACATCATCCAACGGAACAGATGCTTCCAGCCTAAACTCTAGAGCTTCGTCTTCCAGAAAATAAATCTGATTAGAGGACTGAAGACCAAAGGGAGTCAACCCTATCTCTAGACCACTTCTCCTGCCGTTTATTATCTTCGCAATAAACCTCAT